ATCCAGCAAGGATACCACCAAAGCAAGTTGCTAGTGCATCAAGAGCTTCTACCCCATGAGGACCGTGCATAGGGTCTCCAGTACTTCGATAGTTAATGAGAGCATCACTACCCTCTTTAGCTATAGCAAAGAAGACAACAATGCAACCAGCTATAACAGCACTGTGTGAAAAAAAGAAGCTAACAATAAAAATCAAGGCACCATAGATGGCATGGTTGGCTTTGTCTACGGGAAGAATAGGTAGGTTCATATGTGTGTCCTTTAAGGAGTGTAACCTTGTGAGTAGTTACCGTACCAAGCTGTTCCATCATAAATAAAACAAAGAATGTCACGTTTACTAGCTGTTGCTGTAATGGTAGGAGTACCAGCACTACTCCATTTCACACCAGTAAAAGTAGCATTACCACTACCACCAGATGCTTGGTTAAGTAGCAAGGTAAAAGATTGTCCTGCTAGTGAAGACAAAGGCATAGCAAACACACAAGTTTGGCTAGCAGTTAGTGTAGCTATCAACAAAGTACTAGCACTAATGTTAAGTTGATAGCTAGTAGTTACAGTACCAATGTTTGTAGTTGATTCTTTAAAACCACTAATAATAGAACTACTAATAGTAGGTGTACTAAGGCTAGAACTAGAAATAGTAGCACTAGTAATAGTAGGACCAGTGATAGTAGGATTAGTAAACAACTGTGTAACGGTTGCTTCACAAGTTATCCCACTCTGAACTACAGGCAACATTTCTACACCAGTAAGAGCACTGGCTGTAGGCAAAGCTGATATTTTAATGCCAGACATTGTGTAGTTCCTATTAGGTTCTCAAGATACCAGCAGCTTGAAGATCGGCTATTAACGTACCTAGCACATTAAGGCCCGCTTGCAATGTGTCTACAGCAGGACTAAGTGCCCGGTCAGTTGCTCCACCAGTGACGCTATAAGCATTACCCCCCTGCACTGCACCGAACGGATACCAAGTGCCAGGAGTCCCACCGGACAAACAAACCCACCCTAACGGTCCACCAGCAGCAGGGAACTGCGCCCAGAATTTATCTCCTTGCCCCCATGTGCCAGTGCTAGGTGCAGCATCCCCAAAGAAGTCCCGTTGTGAAGTGCCACGCCCAGGAGTTGCTGTTGTTATACCTGTGTAAGAGTTTGGCCCTATAGCAGAAGAACTGTTGTTGTTAAATAAAGATCTCAAAGGGTAGACATTGGGAGTGTCATTCCAAAGAGCTATACCAGCACTCTCAGCACGTTGGATGATGTTGCGATCCATTGTGTATTGGCGTTTATCTCCAGAGGCAAGCTGGATGCCGTAGAACATTTTGGTTTGAGTAGCTTCACCAATGATGGTGTTATACGAGCAATCAATCCCACCGTTACTGTCAAGCAATATCCCAGAGCTTCCACCGCTAGTATCAATACCTGCTGCACCTGGGTTGATGAGCGTATTGTTTCTTACCCGGCAAGGACGCAAGGGAGCGTACACAGCAACACCGTTGTATTGAATGTTGGAGACGTTATTATCCAAGAAATCTACGTTTGCAACATACAGACCGTATAGCCCATTACGCCCACAAGTGTCAACTACATTACCAGAAACCACAGCGTTCTTAACATACCGCAAGCTGATACCATCTTGCCCAATAGTACGGACAGAATTACCAGTGATGGTGACATTGTTTCCGTACAAGGCTTTGGTGATAGTTCCACCACTAGACCAAGCACTCCAACCAACAGTGCTAAGTACAGCCTCTAAATAATTGGTGACTGTAAACGTAGTAGCCAGAGGAGTGGTAGCAACTACCCAAGTATCATTTAAAACGTTAGCTACAGCGCTGCTAGGAGCAACCATACCAACCACGCCACTAATACTTATAACATCTCCAGCAACAAGACCATGTGCTGCGACCGTAGTAAACACTGCGGGGTTAGCAGCAGTTACACCAGAAAGAGTGCCTACAGTAGCTGGCGCTACGTTGTACACCAAGATTCCATCACCGCTAATCGTAGGCTCTGTTCCGGTGTTTTGAATGACGTTGCCAATAATCGTCATGTCACTGGGCACTTGCGTCAGTACAGGGTCGTTGTACCACTGGACTTTCATGCCCATACCACAAGTGTTGTGGATAAGGTTGTTGCTGATCGTCAGGCGTTGGATACCTGTATCGCAATACATGCCATGTTCAACAAGCGTGTTCTTTATGATGTTAGCGTCAATTACTACATCAGTAGACTGCTGACCGACAATAATACCTTCGCTGGTGTCTTGAATCGTGTTTCCGCGAATGGTGACACCGTTGCCAAGGATCGTGACGCCAGTGCAGTTTCTGAACCCATTAGACGCAGGGGACAGAACACTTGCCCCAGGGCCAGTTACGATATTGTCAATGAACTGGATGTTAGTCCCAGCCGTTGTAACGTACAGTGGAGAGTAGGCAAATTGGGTAAAGGTATTGTTATGTACCGACAGATTGCTTGTCGTACTATCCCCCCTAATACCAATATCCAAAGATGCAGCGCTGTTAAAAAACGTGCTTACTGTACCTGTACCAGACCCAACACCACTTGCAGTAAAAGCAATTCCAATAGTATTTGCCGAAGCACCTATTGATGTAAAGCTAGTAGTACCGACAGTAAGGATGGTATATTTGCGACCAATAACAAAAGCCCCTGCGGTTGCCGTACTCATCAATGCGCCGACCAAATTACCACCAGAGATTGTGACCCCCGAGGTATTACGCACATCAAACATTGGCATTTGCAACGCAGTCTGAGTGACCGTAGCACCATTGAAGACCAACGTACTACCAGTTTGAGGCACTAGAGTGTTGCTAATCTTATAGGTATCACTAGCATTACCAAAGCTAACGCATTTAGAAGCAGTAAGTGCAGCTTGAATTGCTGTTGTAGAGTCAGCAACCCCTGTGGGGTCTGCTCCATAAGACATAACACTAACAGTAGTTAGAGGATTAGTGCTATAGACAACCGCATTAACATCATTCAACCAAGCAGCATTAACTGGTGGTCCAATAAGATCTACATAAACTGTTGAGGTCATTCCTATATTCCTTAGTTTGGTACGTCAGCAGTTGTACGACTGAGTTCAATAAAGTTTGTACCATCGCACAAGAACGTAATGCTGCGGCTAAAGCCGTTAGCAGGTTGAGTCCATGTAGCTAGCTTGTACAACGTACCCCATGTTGCTGTACCCAAAGCACCACCACTAGCGTTTCTAATAGTAAAAGTAATTGTTTCACCATCGTACGTAGGATACAGCGGGTTAGTAACCGTAAACGCGGTGCCATTGGTTGCCGTTATTGTGAACGACTGGTAGGTGTTATCCACCGCCATACTGGCGCTATAAGGAATAGCTTGCCTGCGCGAAAGACCGTTGTTATAAACAACATTGTTGACATCATTTAACCAATCAGATGCTATGGTAGTACCGGATACAAAGACTGTTGATGTCATTCTATTGCCTTTGGTTTCAATTCAATACGCAGTGCGCTGTTACTGCCTTTTAGCAGCATGGTTATGGCCCCTTATTCGGGAACGCAGCAGTCGGCGGGGTGAACGTGGTCGTGTACCGGGCTATGCCCTTGGTGACTCGTAGGTCATCTATGTAGCCGGGGAATAGGGATGTTAGGTCATACCCCAAAGCACCGATAATGAGAGGCTGAGTGGTGGTATACAGTGTTGCAGAACTAGTTACAGCAGTTCCACCCACACCGTTTGTGTACGTTATAAAAGATGTTCCGTTTCGGACAACAGCAATGTGAGTCCAAGTGTTTAGCGCAACTCCACCAGTTGTACCATTTGGATTAATGGTAAAATTATTACCGTCTGTTGTAAATGCCCCAGTAGCGGTTCCGGCAGAGTTTACGCGAACTGTAAAACTCATTAAAGTATTGGTAGATGTACCAGCACCCATTACAGACCAAAATGATCCGCTACCAGCGTAACTTGAAATGTAAACCCAGCATTCAATAGTAAAGTCACCAGACCCAAACGCAAATCTAGTTTGGCTTAGGGAGCTTGTAGGCAGGTAATCCGTAGTCCCATTGAACTTCAAAGCCCCAGTACCATACTTAAACACACTAGTACTGATCTGCGCCGAAGCCACCGTCTCAAGGTTATTGAGTTCAGCGTTGTCGTAGATGGCCCCGTTGCTCATGCCCAGCAGCAGTGCAGTGTTCGTGACTGCGGTCAGTGGCGCTGTGGGGGGAGTAAAGGTCGTGCCGCTGGGGTAGAGGCAGGTGCCGTTGACTAGGCGGAAGTTGGAGATGTAACCGGTAAGTAAAGCACTTACATAAGCCCCGCAAGAACCAACGCCAAATATTTGAGCGGACGAAGGCTGAGAATATCCGGTAGCATCGTTTGTGCCGCTTTGAACTCCGTTAATATACAGACGTACCGTATTGCCATTGCGAACAAAAGCAATGTGATACCAAGTATTAACAACAATTGGGCCGACAAAAGTAATTGGTAATGTGGCAGCTCCTAATGAGCAAGTTACCGCGCCCGTATTTGTAATGCGAAAGTTAAACGATACATCCCCAAAAGCAGCCGAAGCTTGCCCTGCAAATATTTGAGAAACACCTATGCTAGTGGTATTTACCCAGCACTCAATAGTAAAGTCATTTGCCGCAAGATTAAACGCAGCGTTAGCAGGAACAGTAAGATAATCCCCCGTCCCATCAAAGTACCCAGACCCACCGTTAGTAGCAACAGAGTACGGGTAGACAGGGGTAAACGGATTGAACGAGCCTTGGGTCGTGTTGCCGTTGCGGGTGACGGTGAAGTTGTTGGTGCTGCCGTCTACAAACGTGTTGTTCTGGGCCGCGTTAGTCCCATCCCCGTGCAAGAGCATGGAGACATAGGGCCAATAGGAGTCAGAGGCACCGCCACTAGAAGTAAAGTATTCTTTAAAAGAGGATGTGAACATATTTGTGACTACACCATATTTGTCAATGATGTCAGGGTAGGATGGTTGAAAGACACCCGTTGGACCTTGTACGGTGATAGCCATAATGTTTCTTACACACCCATGATGATCTGAACCGTACCAGACACAGCAGTGACACTAGCACGAACATAGCGCCAAGGTGCAATGGTTGTGAACCCATCAGTAAGAAGAACACTAGTCAACGTAATAGTTCCCATAGTAACCCAGTTAGAGTTTGTACCAACAAAGGTAGCATCCTCATTAGTTACTTGAATAAGAACTGTAGCTGAACCAGCAGCAGTAACAATAGCTTGGAAAGAACTGTAAGGACTTTCCTTGTAGACTGGTGTTGAGTTGGCAATAGATGCTGTAGAGAGCACACTACCAAAAGCAAAGTAACGGGGTTGTTCACCGCTCTTAATTCGGACATCACTCATTTGTCAAACTCCCATCTTACTTACGTCTAGCACGATGAAGAATGATCCAACCCCTTTAAACACCATGTCAACCTCATGACCTACCAGACCACCAACCCAACCAAGATCAACCTTGCTACGCCCTTCTAGGGGCAGTGTGTAGGGTTGATTACGGTAGTTGATAAACGCTTTAAGTCCAGACTCAACCATAAATACAACTGAGTCTAAACGAACGTTTGTTGGTGTACCTGATAGCCTAGAGACATCAATGATGTCAAAGGAAGAATCACTCTCGTGCTTAATAGTACCTGTTACTAAGAACACGGTGTTCTTACCCCCATCGCTAACGATGGAGACAGTGATACTGTCCTTAGTAGCCTTGTGTACTAACTTAGTGTGCATGGACTATGTGTGCCTATTAGTTATATTCAGAACCAACTTGGATGCTATCAATAAACATGATACCTGTAGTAGAAGCGTTACTACCGTAACCAACAGCAGCATTCATAGCAACCATAGGCATGATGTTATCAAAGCTACCAGGAGCAGGAAGCACTGGAGCAATTGAAGTAGTCATGGAAGCATTGGTAGTGTAAAAAGCATTACCAGTAGTACCAGTACCACCAGCAGCAAGAACGGTTGAACCATCCATACCAATAGAAAGAATTGCTTTACCGTTAATACCAAAGAAGAACCGACCTTTACCATCATAGTAAAAAGAAAAGTCAAGCCAATGGTTTACTTCATTGGTAAAAGTGGTGTAGCTAGTTCCACCAACGTGTGCAATGTACGGAGCATACAAAGCATTGTTTTGGATTTGGCAATAGACTTGGGCATACGGAGAAGCACCGCTAGCACCTACAGCACGAACCAAAGGAGCTTGTACATAACCGTATCCACCAGTAGCAACTGCAACACTGGTGTACTTGTTAGAGCTACCAGCAGTAGTTAAAGTACCAACAGTAGAACTAGTGTCACCGTAGATGCCACTAGGCTTAGTAAGGTCTGCAACGTTGTTAATTGTAGTGGTAACAGCAGTGCCAGTAAGACCAGTGTTTTTAATAATAAGATTAAGAGTACCTACACCAGCACCTTTTTCAAGGTAGATACCATTAGCAATCGTACCTGTAGTATCAGCAACATCAAACAAACCATAACGAGACACTAGAGTGCTGTCTGCAAGAAATGCTGAGTTGTGTGCAACTTGAACGTTAAACCAAACTTGGTTACCAGGGATAAACTGAACACCTTGTCCAGTTGCACTGTTACCGTTAAGAGCAATAGCTGCTTTACCGGAAGCAGTAGTAACAGCAAGAGACACAAGACCAGCATTAAAACCTGTACCAGGGGTCTGTGTACCAGCACCAATAGCAGCAGTCGTATTGGTTACCGTATACATACCTGCAAGGTATGGAGCCATTTCAACAGTGCTAACTGACTGCTGAGTAGAGTTAGGAAGGTTAGGAAATGTGTTAAGAATTTGCTGGGTTTTGAAAGTACTAATACCAGCAGGGAATCGGGTAGGGGCTACCATGTTAAAACTCCTATGACGTTGTTTGAAGAACAACGCTCTACAAGGAGAGCGTCATCGGATGTGTGTGCGTGTATTGTAGCCTACTTTTTCTTCTTGGCGTCTTTGCCAGGAGTAGGGATCTTACCGGGTTCAGGGCGCTTGCCCTTTGCCTTTGAATGCTCGTAGCCCATAACAGACTCCTTATGTTTAGAAAAACCCCCTCCTTGTGAGAGGGGGCTTGTTACTAAGAACAAGATCAAGGACCGTTAACGCCCCAGACTGCACGAGGATCAGACCAACCGAACGAGTAGCGTTCGTAGCCTTTAGCCTTGGCATTCATGGTATCAAAATCATTGTCCATGTCAAATGCCACTGCATGACGCTCGTAGTATTTCATACCAGTACCACCAGGGATGGTGTTACGGATGAACCAAGCGTGAGGCGAGGTGAAGTAATGATTCACCTTGAAGCCACCAGGAAGGTAGTTGCCAGACTTAATGACGTTGATGTCATTGTTGGCATTACCAGTCTGGTACGACGAGTGCAGAATGCGTTGAGCATTAAACAACTCTTGTCGAGCAATGTGCAAACTGTGCGGTTGAATAGCAACCAACAGACCTCGGTCGTTCTGAAGACCCATGATTGCAATCACAGCATCTTCAAGAGCAGCTTCGGACAAGTCAACGTCAACCGAAGGCTTGTTAGCCCAAGTACCACCCGAAGTATTCGGATGATTGGTTGCACAAAGAGCAACAGCATCACCACCTAGATACGTGCCGTTAAAAGCACGGTTATAGATGTTAGCTGCAATGTTCTCTTTCGTTTGACGGAAGGACATAGCAAGAGCAGCAGCACGCTTCTTAGACACCTGCTCATACAGGTTGTCATCCATTTCTTCCTTAGTCACGATATAACCCATTGCGTAAGCAATGTGGGTATAACGAGTAGTGAAGCCTTGGACTTCAGAGTCGTAAGCAGTCCCTTGACCTTCAGTCTTGATAGGCACAAGACCAAAGCCCGACAACTGAACATCTTCCTCGTAGTTCTGATTTGAAGTGTCCTTATCGAACAGATCAACATACTCCTCGGGATGTTCGTTGTAGGTTTGTCCCCACCAAGCCTTGATACCGGGCCATAGTGCCTTGGGATGTGATGCGGTAGTAATTACACCAGCCATAATTTATTCTCCTTTTATTGCTGTGTAATTAAACAGCAAGGTAGTTAACAACAGAGCCAGAAGCAGAGCCGATAGTACCGTACTCGTGATAGTTCCACTTGCACAACACACGGACATACGGGCTAGCAGCACTAGTCACTTGGTTGTCAATCCGTTGAACAGCACCAAGCAAACGAATTGGCAAGGTAGCCGTAACAGCAGGTCCAGTAAGAACCATAGTTGAATACGGAACACTTGGTGCCAAGTTAGTTTGGCTAGCAACAGTAGTTACCGCAGCGTTCAAAGACAGTTGAGCTTGGGTTGCACCAGTAGCATCAAACTGTGCTTCAAACAAAACGAACGGATCATCTACAACGTAAAGATAACGAACGTTAGAACGAGTGCCAGCAGCAATAAAGGTGTTCTCCAACGACAGAGAAGTACCAACCAAACTAACACCGGGATCAGCAACACGGATACCAACAACAATGCCAAGAGGCAAAGCTGATGTAGTAGCAACACCACCCCACTTTTGGACATAACGAACACCGTTTGAATCTGATCCAGAAGCAGACATAACACAGTCGCCAATAGCGTAGCTGTTACTAGTATCAGAAGTAGGGATAGCATACACACGACCCTGCTCGTTCCACCCACCAACACCCAGTAGACTCTCTACGGGGCTAAAGCCGTTAGGCTTGTTTACGTTAGCCATTTTTAAAACTCCTATTAAGATTTAATAGAGATGCCACCTTGGGGTACATAGAAGCTGGAGTTTTCTCCAGTGATCTTGCCCTTACGGATAGCAGCATCAATGCGATTGTTTTTAGCCTGAAGTTCGGATTGATCTTCCTCGTACCACTCTTCCCGAATCTTCATCAGGTATCCATACTGCTCAGTTCCCTCTGCACGAGGGTTAACCAGATACCTAATCCTTTCTCCAAGGTCACCATTACGGCTAACCACATTCTCACTCACACCACCTACTTCCGTAGGAGTAACAAACTCATAACCACTATCTAGACCTTCTTGGATACGACTTCCAACATCAGTAAAGACATGGAGGTGGTAACCAGGGATCTGGTTCCTAACACTAATCTTAGCTTCTGTGCCGTTAAACACGTTACGTCGCTTACGAGTTGCACCATCAATTGCAGGAGCGGGTGCAGCTTTCAGTTCTTGCTTAGCGAGAAGGCGTTCGGCCCTCTCTTCATAATTTAGAGCGCGAGGCATGTTGATTTCCTTTAGGTGTAAGAGTTAAGAACTTAGTTCCAGTCGAAGTCTGCTACATAAGATTCTCGGGTCATAAGCTTCTGCTTAACGAACCGATCACATGCAGCTTTAGCATCAGGAGGCAAGTTGTCGTAGCTTTGAGCATTGCTGCTTGCCCTACCTTGTCGACCTGAACCAGACTCTACGGGACTACTAGGATTCTTTTTCTTGTTACCACCAAACTTATTAGGAAACTCTTCTGCTATCGCCTCATCTAGTTTATCAAGAAAAGGTTGACCCTTAAGACCAGGAAAATCCAATCGGAGGCTTTCACCAATACCGTTAACCATGCTAGTCATGCGACGATCTTGCCCAAACCAAGTGTTGCGGTCCAACCATACTTGCAGACCGGGGTCGATACTTGTTGAGGTATCTTCTACAGGCTCTTTCGTAGCAACCACATCTTTAACAGCTTGCTTAGCTTCCTTAAAGCTTTCCTTAGCCTCATCCAACGCATCATCAAGAGCGTTAACTTTCTGACCGTCACCATCAGTGATGGCTTGGGCACGACTTTCTCGGATTTCCTGAATACGCTTCTCGTAGTCAGATGCCTTACGTTCGTAAGACTCCCTCTGGAACTTCTTAAACTCTTCTGCCGCTTCACGAAACTCTTTGAGCTGTTCTTTTGTATTGTTTAGATCCTTGATCAAGTTCTCATTGTTCTTACGAAGAATGGGAAGAATCTCACGACCACGCTTTACAAAAGTATCAGCATCAACCCAGTCAGACTCGTTACCTCGGAACCTTTCCTTGGGAACCCATCCTTGGGATTCAGCCTCATGTTTAACATCAGGTGCTGTCTCATTGGTGACACTATCTTCGGTGCTCATATCTTACTCCTGTATTTTTAAAATTGTCAAGCCCTGGCTAGGTATGGGTCTACAAGGTCCACATCAGCGTCTAGAGTACCTGTGACATCCTTATCGTTGATCATCCGGTACTGACAACCATCTTTACCAAGATAGAGTAGACCGGCGTACTTGGCAAAGATCACCTTGTCACCAACTCCACACCACGGTTGTGGTTCATCAGCAAAGCACTGCTCACCCATAGCAACGACAACACCAGTGGTATTACCCATCTGTTCTCGCTCCTTATTAGTGTCAGTAGATAAAATGATTCCACCCTTAGACATCTGCTTAACTTCTTGGGGCTTAACAAGCACCCGCCAACCTACAGGGTTAATCCCAGATTCATTACTCATTTGTTTTACAACCTTACTTAGTTACTGCTAAACATATCTTCGTACTCAAGGCTCACAATGACACCTATAGCCCTACACCGACCTTTTACTTCTTGCTCATTGACATACGCATCGTTGATCAAACCTTCTTTCATATTCTCTCGGTCTGACAGAAGCATCGCCATAAGTTTCTTAGTAACAGGGTGATGTTTCCACTCTTGGAAATTTTCTTCGGTAACTGGCTCAAACAACATTCACACACTCCCTTGGTTAAAAACCTTCTTACATCATTCCTTCTCCCCCTTGCATCCCTCCTGCCATAGGTGCTTGGGGTTGTTGCTGTCCACCTTCCATCATGGAAGAGTAAACCTTGTTCATAGTCTCGATAGAACCCAAGATGCCTTCCCTACGTTCACGCTGTAGAGCGATCTGAGAGTTAATCTCTTGGAGCCGCATCTTTTCACCTTCAGTAATGATTCCGATCTTGATAGCTTCAGCTTCGGCTTTAAGCTTTTCAATCTTGGCTTGGTTAAGCTCTGCATCACCCATAAGCTTCAACAGACCCATCTTCATAGCCAGTTCAGACTCAGCTTGCTTAGCTTGCATCTTCATCTGTTCAATTTGGATTTTAGGATTCTGTGGAGGTGGTACAGCGTTTGGACCCTTTGGATCAGGAAGGATCTTGTCGATGTTGGTGATCTTCATAGCCTTAAGAAGCGTGTACTCAGACTCATAACGGTTGTACAAGCCTGGGGTAGCAGCTACTCGTTGAGCTACAGCATTAGCTTGAGCAACACGTTGGGCATCAGAGGTCACAGAAGGATCAGCCGTAGGCATTACATCGGTCACAGGACCATCGTAGTCACTAGCTAGGACAATGCCTTGGCTCTTAGCATTGGATACGTACTGCGTGTTATCAGTAACAAATATCTGGTTCAAGCGGTACAGCTTGCGGAACTCTTGCTTAAGACTACGGTGAGTACGTTTGAAAATACCGTTAAAGATCTTCATGCCCTGTTCAGCCATAGTGCGAGTAGTCTCAGCAGGAGTGTTCTGTCCAGGGTTCTGACCACTCAAGATGTCTACTGAGCCACCAATACGCTCCCCGTAGTTGATCAAGAGGTTCAAGAGGGTAAACAAGACCTGTGAGGGTTCACGAACAGGAAGGGGGACTATCCCCTTACGAAGGTCATCACCTGTTGTATCAACGTGCTTCCACTCCATTGGGTTGAAAGAATAATTACCACCACGCAACTTAATACCACGGCTAAGGAAACCTCCTGCCGTGTTTGCCATTGTTCCAGCGTCCACCAACTGATTAACAATTGTATTGATAGACTCATTGAGAGGACCGAGAAGAACACCAAAACCCAGGTCATAGAAGCCCCCATCAGGAGAAGGAACAAACGGATACTTAGTAAAGTATTGCTCTGCTTTAATGCTAAGGATTACATCCTTGTCATTACGTTCAATGTCAGCATCGGTATAGCGAGCTACGATCCGAGCAACAGTCTTGTTGTCCCTACGGACATACACGATGTAGGGTTCAGCGTAACCATCATCATCAAAGTCAATGTGGCAATGCTGCTCAAGGATCTCAATGGGAGTGCTGGTGTCGTTGGGTTCAGGGGGTGACATCCCCTGTGCTTTATCTTGGGCACTCTGAAGGCCATTACCAGTCATTACAGACGAGAACGATTGCTGCCTACCCTCAGACACATCACACCACAGACCACGGGCTACACGCTCATAGATCTCGTTCCTAGACATCTGCAAGATGTGGGTAACACGACTAGCAGTCTCTAGACTCTTGGTCCAGTAATTAACCACCAAGTCTTTGGCTAGAACATTCTCAGAGATGTTGTGCTTACGAATAGGATCGTAATAGGTCTTCTTAAAAGCACAACCAATGATTGGCTGTGTAATAAGAACCTTGTCCATCTCCGATTCCCAGTCTTCATCTTCTTCAAGAAGCTGGTAGCTCATGTGCTGCTCTACTCGGGTAGAACGAAGAGCACGAAAACCATCTTTGTCATCACCTACAACCCGACACTTGACGGGGAGGTCACTGTCAATCAAGACAGGATAGCTACGAGCATGGTACTGAAGTGCAGCAATAGTAATCAAGGGGAACTTGACGTTGCTAGCATTAGGCCAAGGAAAGTTCTTGGTCTCTGCAACCTGTAGGGCTAGCTTAAGGGAAGCTTCAGTACGCTTCTCCCAGCTACTACGAGAAATAAGATCGTTTTCAAAGTCTTTAACAATAGTAAGTCCAATGGTTGCCAAGTCTTCCTTACACAGGAGTTCAGCAATATTGGCCTCATACACGAGGTCATTGATGTTAAATTTATCTTTGAGTTTCATATCTTAGTACCCACAAGTAGTAGAGCGACCTTGGTCATTGCCCATATTTTCCCGAATCATAAGTCCGTACTCTTCTTCTTCAAGCTCTTTTTCAGTTGGTGCTTCCCACATCCTATCGAGCATAAGACCTAAATAGGCCCAAGCATCCACTTGGTCATCATGCTTATCTCTAGGAAACCTTAGAAGCTCATCCTCAAAGCCTTGATACCAATCAGCGTCCTTATCGAACTTACAGGCACCACTTCTCATACGAGCTTGAATGCTTCTAGCTCTAGTAAGTTTATCACCGCTTGGTTTTAGTAAGACAGTTGAGATGAACTCACCACGCTTAAGCATTTCTTCGTTGAGATATGGGCCTATAGCTTTTTGAATAGTACCTTGCTCAATTCCAAAAAGTACGGGCTTATAAATCTTTTGGAGCATCAAGATCGTATCAACAATCTCCAAAGCATCCATCCGTTGCTTGATCACATGCTTACAGTACAGCCTTCCTTCATCATCCATACCACCTACAACAAAGGCAGAATAGTCTGCCCTCTGGGCTTGGGATACAGCTAGGTCACAGGTCGCATAGTACACCAACTTCTTTTTGCTGTCTTCAGGTTTCATAGCCACAAAGTCAGTCTTCTTAAAAAAGGTATCAGTAACATCCAGGGGGATGTTCAACATTTCTTGGGAGTATACGTCTGCCAAGCCTTGCCTAACGTAGTCTTCCTTCTGTAGCTTAAAGTCCTCAGCAGTCTTCATCTCAGGCCACAGAAGAAGCTTAAAGTCATCCGTGTGTGCCCGGTACTTAACTGACCTCCAAGGGAGTTTGTTGAGGGAGTATTCCTTTAGGTCTTCCTTGATGAGACTCTTAACACCTCTGTGGCTGCTAAGCAACGAACTAGGCATTAGGTTTTCTAAGAGACTGTCTAGGTGAAGGATAGTCCCTACGATCCTGATCTTACCGCTAGAAGACACACAAGGGATAAGGGCACCATAGAACCAACGCTTGAACTTCATGCGTCGATCTTTGTTCATAACAATCTCATCGTTCTCCATGTCATCACCGATGATCAAGTCAGGACGAAGGTTAGCCCACTTCAAACCCCGTAGCTTTTGTTCACTGCCCTTAGCTTGTATACGGAAGGTATGTCCATCCTCCATTTCAACGATAAGGTCATCCTCGGTATCCTTGGGGAAGGGTTCATTCTTAATACCAAACAAAGAACGTAGATCATCATTGTCGAGTATCTCCTTCTTAATATCCCCTAGGAACTGAATAGCTTGAGATACAGTATCTGAAACTATCAAAACATACCTAGACTCTCTAAAGAGAACTGAAGCTAGAGTATAAGCATGGGTTACTGCTGTACTTTTAGCGTGATACCTAGGAGCAGCTATAGCAACCTGTTTGGCGCTACTAGTAACAAGTTCCCAGATCTCCTTATGAAAGTCTGGTGTAGGAGCAGGCTTATCAAAGTTCTTACGAAGGATAGAGTTAACAAACCCTTCCATAACAGAAGCATTAAGCTTGGACAATCTTACCTTCTACATCAATAGTCTTCATAGAAGCAAACCTAGCAAACTCTTCACTGAGCTTAGCTAGCCTGTCATCAATAGTCTTTTCAACTTCTTCCTTGACAGGATTGTTATGTAGCTTCTCTTGCTTAGTCATAAGTTCACTAGTGATCTTAAGAGCTACGTGTGCCTTTACAGGCACCCTAGTGATCAACCCAGTCTTCTGATCAAACTGAGCATCACCTAGATCAAGCCTGTCTTCAACAGCCTTAAGAGCCTTATCAACAATCCTCTTAAGCTTACCATCCATCTTTTGGATGTCTTCAGATTGAAGCTGAAGAGAGTACTCCTTGAACCAGTCTTGGATCTTCCAGATCTTAAGAGTCTGAACAGGTATGCCTGTAACAAGAGCAGTCTCAGCCATGTTTCCCAACATGAGGTAAGTACTGACAGCTTGTAGCTTCTGGTTCTGTGACCATACGGACTTCTTGTACCTACGGTCAGTAGACTTCTTTCTTTGCATATAGCAACTCACTCTCTCTCTAAGAGAGCTGGACTATACCAGTAGTCTCAAAGATTACCAGTGTCACATAGGTGACACCCGGTAGACCTAATGCCTCTAACGAGGGAGAGTTGAAGAGAGGTGTTGACAACAGTCTGAACTGTGTGCTACCCTTTTTTTACTAAAGAACATAGTTCTTCTTTTTTATAGCTCTCTCCTTTAGTGAGGAGAGAGTAGCTACTGTTACGCTAGCTTTAGCTAGCAACTACCCTACCTACGGTAGGTGTTCTTAGTAACATCTAAGAGTAGCTAACAACACACATCAAACCTATAGCTATCCCCCCTTTGTTTAAAAAACTATAGCTAGCGTTATAAGACTTGTTAAGTAAAAACAATAAGCAAATAAGTTGCCCCCTCCCCCACCTAAACACTAAGACACGACTACGACTAGTCCAACAACCTAGTCTCCCCACCTCATAGGTAACCACACCTATCAAGTCACAAATAGGCCGTCGATGTTGTCAAAGGTTCTATCAATAGAACGTTTGCTCCCCCTGTTGTTTCACGGTGTTTCACGAGACAGATTACCGATCAACAACTTAGCTCTCCCCTCATCTACATCACCTAGCATCCTGCTGATACCTCTAGCAACAGCTAGATACCGTTTGTAGCCCTTCTATGGCATGTACAAGCTCATATCTGATAGCACAAGCTACCCTACCAGCTACCTGCCCTCTTAGAGGCTCCTAGACGCGTGCTATCGTTGGTGTGTTCGATGCTCAGTGCGTGTGTGTGTGCCCTCTAGCCTAGTCTGTCCTTGACTTCGACTTGCACCGTGGGTAGGGGGCTCCGTGATTACTACATCATCTCACTTACAGCGGCAAGTAAAGGGGAATAAATAGCAACTCGGGCTCGTTCCTAGTAACACCGTGTTGTGCTTTGTTCTGCTGTGTTAACTTCGTTCCCTAGTGCTCCGGTCCCAGCGTCGGCTTATGGCCCGTAACGACCGTGGCGCTAGTTACGCAGCGGTTACCTTACTAGAACCACCGATGACACGACCTATGAACGCTGGGCCATAAAGAT